AGCAGAACGTGCAATATTTTTCTGCCTTCTTCCCTTCTTTCGTTTTAACGGTGACGCTGCTACTCGTACTGTCAGCGCCGACATCTCTAGAGACGAACAAATACACGTGGCCTCTCATAGCCTTGTATGTCACGAGTTGGGCTTATCTCCTAGTCAATCTTTGGATAAACTTAGGAAGGCCACCATTAACTGGATTATGGAACCTCTAGGTATTAATACCGAGTGTAAATATTTAGACAAAAAATTCTGGCTAGATGTAAGCGATCGCTTAATGTATGAAGGCAGGGCACCAGAATTAATTTCCACCAAGACAGCAAGAATGCCAGCCTTCTTCGAACATAGCAATGTCAATTTACCCCAATACGCTTGAGCCTTTGCTCGGGCCAAACCTCCAGTCTGTACTCATGGAACTGGAGGATAAATTCCCACCAGTAAACCCGCACCCTAAAGAGGAGCTTAGTGTTATTATGTATAAAGCAGGACAGCGTTCCATCGTAGAATGGTTGCGTGAAAGATTAGAGGAGGATTAGATATGGCATTTTATAGTGGTGATATATTACCCCACGGTAATATCTCTGGCAGTAGTGACTGGAAAACAGGTTCTGGATTATTTCTTCATCATTCAGGAGACACGAAAAACCTCAAGCCATGGTATCTAGATAAAGAGAGAGATTGGAAAACAGGATGGTCGGTAAGAGGTCCAACCCCAAGTAACCAGAACTTACAAAATGCCAATTTTTGGGGGATGACTGGAGGCTATGCAGGTTGGAGTGAAGATCGTGACCGCTGGCATAAGAAAGATCCTACTGGAAGAGCTGCATATACAACAGGCAACTGGCAGAAAGCTCAGTTTGGGGAGAAGAGGATGGCTTTAGAAGTACTCGATTGGGGTGCTTATGATAAAGATCATCTTTACAAAGGTTGGTTGAAGGATCAAGGTAAGGATCGGTTTGAATCTTTAGAGGACATCATTGCTGCAGAAGACTGGCTGGAAGGAGGCGGAGCTGGTGGTGGTGGTAACTTTGACGCTTCAGGATTAGAAGCAGGCATAGCAGCTAACGTTGGTAAATTAGGTGAGCTAACCTCTGATATTGGTACTAAAGTAAGTCAAAAAGACTACGATAAATTAACAGGCCAACTCAGCACACGCCTTGGAGATTTAGAAAGTAAAGGTGTCCATACTGGAGATGTTAAAGGGTTACAAGAACAACTTGACTCAATTCTGGGTGGTCAACAGACAGGAGACGAACAGTTACAAGGACTTATTGACCAGTATGGCCAAGCTTCTACTCAAAGCATTGGCGATCTTAGAAGTGACTTAGAAGGTAATTACTTAACAACTTCTGATTTCGAAACCTCGATGGCTTCAAATCTTCAAGGTTTACAAGATACAATGCAAGGCCAGTGGGGACAGGACATTAAGTCCTTAGACATTGGGTCGGTACGCTCTTCAATCGAAGATGTAGGAGGAGACTTAAGTAAACTAGGGTCGAACTTTGCAGGCTTCAAAGCTCAAACAGAGATGGGATTACAAGGTGCTGCAGACCTTAATGAATCTCAGCGAGCTGCCTTGAGACAGAAGATAGAAGCTGGTGAAAAACTCAGTGCTATTGAACGTGAACAAATGAAAGTTAACTTCAGTCAGCAAATGAATGATCAATACAATGATCTACATGGGGACATTTCATCAGGACTAGAGTACGCTGGTACTGCAAGAGCAGATATCAGATCTGAATTATCTGAAAAATATGCTGACTTGGGTGAACAGCTTCGTTCTGGGTTATCTGGTTTAGATAAAACCTTTACAGAAGATTTAACTCAAACTCGTGATGCTCTTACTGGAGAACTTGAAGGTTTAACTGGTAAGCAGGTCGATCTATCTAAAGGGCTAGAAGGTGTTAGATCATCTTTAGGTGATTATAAAACAGATGTTGCTACTCAATTCGGTGATGTCCAGAAAGAGTACACTGATAAATTTGGTCAGGAAGCAGCAGCTAGAACGTCAGGTCTGAATGCCTTAGCTCAGTCAGGACAGGAGGCTATCTCTGATGTATATAAAACAAGAGAGAAAGCTATTGGTGATCTTGAATCTACATGGGGTGAAAACCTACAAGCCCAAGAGAGATCTATATCAGATAAACTAGCTGAAGGTAAGGCAGAAATGAATAAACGTTTATCAGATCTAGCAAGCACTATGAATTATCGTATGCTTGGTAACTCTGCCCTTGGTATACGAAGCAGAAGATCTGAAGCCTTTAAATCTGGAGCAGTTTCAACAGGAACTGGACAGTTAAGTAGAGGTAGTTCAAGAATAAATACGCTTAACATAGCCTAATACAATGACAGCAAAACAAAGATATGATGTTCTATCCAGTGACCGTACCCAATATCTACGCTTAGCAGAAGAGGGGACAAGATTAACCCTACCTTATCTCATTAGAGGAGAAGAAGAATACACTAAAGCAGGAGCACGTAATCTACAAACTCCGTGGCAAAGTGTAGGAGCTAAAGGTGTTGTGACATTATCAGCCAAGCTGATGCTTGCACTACTACCACCACAAACAAGCTTCTTTAAACTACAACTTGATGATTCAGTTTTAGAGCAGGGACAGTTCCCTCCTGAAGCTAGATCAGAGTTGGATCTTTCCTTCGCTAAAATTGAGAGAACAATCCTTGAATCAATCGCTGCCTCCAGTGACCGTGTGGTCGTACACCAAGCATTAAAACACTTGGTTGTCGCAGGTAATGTATTGATCTTCATGGGTCAGGCTGGTTTAAAAATGTATCCTCTCAATCGTTATGTGATAGAGAGAGATGGTAACGGCAACGTTATAGAAATCATTACAAAAGAACGCATCAGTCACAAATTATTAGAGAAAGAAGTACCACCAGAAATACTATATGCTAAGGGCATCTTAGATGTCAACAATCCTCAAACTGATACCACTGGATCTAGTAAAGAGTGTGATGTTTACACTCACATCATACGTGATAACAACAGATTCATTTGGCAACAAGAGGTCTATGACTATGTTATACCTGCCTCTAAAGGTAAGGCTCCTATAGATATTACCCCTTGGTTACCACTACGTTTCAATACAGTAGATGGTGAAGCCTATGGACGTGGTAGAGTAGAAGAATTTATGGGTGATCTTAAGTCACTTGAAGCACTCTCTCAGGCCCTTGTAGAAGGCTCTGCAGCAGCTGCTAAAGTGATCTTTACTGTATCACCATCTAGTACTACTAAACCACAGACTCTAGCGTCTGCTGGCAACGGTGCTATCATACAAGGAAGACCTGACGACATAGGTGTTGTACAGGTTGGTAAGACTGCTGACTTTAGAACTGCTTTTGAATTAGCTACAACATTAGAACGTAGAATATCAGAAGCATTCCTTATTTTACAAGTCAGACAAAGTGAACGTACTACAGCTGAAGAAGTTCGTATGACTCAGATGGAATTAGATCAACAGTTAGGTGGTCTTTATTCACTGCTAACTACAGAATTCTTAGTCCCATACTTAAGTCGGAAGCTTAGTGTATTCCAAAAGACAGGTGAGATACCTCGTCTACCAAAGGATTTAGTGAAGCCTACTATTGTAGCTGGAGTTAATGCTCTAGGTCGTGGTCAAGATAGAGAAAGCTTAGCTGCTTTCCTTACTACCATTGCTCAAACAATGGGACCAGAACCAATGGTTAAGTATATTAACCCTGAAGAAGTTATTAAACGACTTGCAGCTGCTCAAGGTATTGATGCATTAAACCTTGTAAGAAGTATGCAAGAAGTACAGCAACAAGAACAAGCAGTGCAACAGCAACAGTTAGGATTGGAAGAAGATAAGTTAAGAGTACAAGCTCTTAGTTCGCCTATGGCAGATCCTACTAAGAATCCACAGTTAGCTGAGCAACTAGATCCACAACAACAAGTCCAAGCACCTCCCGGTGAACCACCTCAAGCTTAATTAATATGGCAGAAGAACAGACTTTAACAATGAATGAAGACACACCTGAGTCAGGTCAATTCTCTGAAGAAGAGATGGACTCACTCAAGGTGGGTGAAGAGATGCAAGCTGCAGAAGATAATCGACTTGCAGGTAAATATGATAACGCTCAAGAGCTTGAGAAAGCTTATCTTGAGTTGGAAAAGAAACTAGGTACTTCATCATCTGAAGAAACCCCTGAACCTGAGCCTGAAGCTGAACCTGAAACAAATGAAACCGAAGAAGGTTCTAGTGTTTTAGATAAGTTGTGGGATGAAAGAGCAGATGGGTTTACAGATGATACACTAAGAGAACTAGCATCAACTAACCCAGGTGAATTAGCTAAAGCATACTTACAACTAAGAGAACAAGGTAATAAATCTGAAGGATTATCTGATTCAGATATTACTGAATTAAAAGAAGTTGTAGGTGGTGAAGAGAGTTACAATCAAATGGTTAGTTGGGCTGAGAGTAATCTTAGTCAAGAAGAACAGGAGATGTATGATACCGTAGTAGATCGTGGCGATCCTCTTGCCTGTTACTTTGCTATCCAAGCTTTGAATGCTAGGTACAGAGACAATGTAGGTTCTGAAGGAAAACTACTACAAGGTAAACCACCATCTAGTGGTGGCAACACCTTCCGTAGTCAAGCTGAACTAGTTCAAGCTATGGCTGACCCTAAATATGATAGGGACCCTGCTTACCGTAGGGATGTACAAGAAAAACTAGAACGTTCAGATGTGAACTTCTAATTCAACGGCGGCTCGATAGTCGAAATCAGAAGAAGCCACAGGTAACCGCGTCCGTTCATTCCTTAATGGAACGCATGAAACC